CTCCATACTATTTGTAGATTTATCTTCATTAACCTCGAGACCGAATTTTGTGAAATTGGAAATGAAAGTGGGATATGAATCAGGATTGATCCTATACACTCCATCGTCTCCCTGAATATCATAAAATCCCTCAACAGGAATGTTACTGTGGCGAGCAATACAATGTTGAGCAATCGAGTCGTCTTCGTTCGTAAAAGCAGAACCGGATGGTTCTCCATGACCACCACTTCTTATACCAGTCGGACTAACTATCTTAATTTGAGATTTAATGTTAATTAAATCGTCAATTTCATCAGAAAATGAACTCTGAAAGACAGCCTTATAATACTCACCAACTTTGGCTTGTAATTCCGGTTTAATCGACTGATCGTATGCGGAGAAATCGATAGAAACTAAGAGATACCCTAATCTTTTAGCTTCGTCAATAATATCAGTAAGATGAGACGCAACGTCATCTGGACCCCTTAACGCAGAACGCCAAGAAAGATTTCTTTGTACCTTCAAAAGAGGTTGGTAATAACGCATTTCATTGATAACAACAACGAGAGGAACACCGAGGACAATACGTGTTTTGAAGCTCTCTTGAGTACGCGTGAAAATGACACATGGTATACGAAGTCTTTTGGCGTCAGAGAATAACGCTTCGAAATTATTAATAGTTTGGTCTAAAACAATTCCTTTCTTCTGCATAGAAGGAAGACCTGCAGATGTGCTTTTCTTTATGAAATCTTTTACGTTAGCTAAACTTAAAGGTCGTAAACTTAAATTTAAGTTCGAAGGACTGCAATCTAAGACTGAGTAATCTGCAGAGTTACTACTGTAATAACCCTCTAAATCCTTCTGTCGCTCAGGAAACCATGGCTTAGCTACTGACCGTGGTGAAAATTTTTCCTTTTGAGCTTGCTCAATGTTCAGTAATGTTTCTTCGACTCGTGAACCATCAAGGCCGTTAAATATAGACTCCCACTCATCTAATAGAGTTTGGGTCCATACTTTTCAGCCATTGGTGATAGAATAACATCGTTACTACCTTGAATCGTTCTGAATAGAAGCGTGGTAAGCTTTTGTTTCGCATCAGAATCAAAGCGCTTTCCTACAAGCAGTGAAACTTCTTTGATTGTGCTCTCAATTAGGTTAGCATCATCCATTCCAATTACCTCCAACTAGTCCAATTTAGTTAAATCGTCTTTCGACACTTTCTTTGACCGCTTCTTAGAAGTTCTAGACTTACTAGTCATTCCAGTCAGTGCTTCGTCAAACGACATTAGCCATCTAGTTGACATGTAGCTGGGATTTGCGTTCGAACTTAAATTCATACCATTAGCGGGTTGACAATCCACTGGCATGTAGAAGTTGTTATTAATTTGCTCACCCGGAGTATTGTACCAACCTGACTGTGAGACAGGGAAGTTATAGCCGTAACCATTATCGTTAAAATTCGATGCAGTTGAGGCTTGTCCGTAGTAAGGATAGAAAGCTCCTTCAGTAACACCAGAACCAGAAGAGAATACAAGTCGGTTTGTATTACCTTGGTGTTGCTGACCGTCACTACTTTGGTTAGGAACCGTTGATTCAGCGGGCATTAAAAGACCACTCCAATTATTACTACCTAAGTGGGTAGAGAATAGAGCTTGATTAACGCCGGAGATATCCGTACAGTGTGTAACATATCTAATTTCTTCACCTCTGTTAGCAGCGTCTTCTAGCTGAGGAACTGCTCTCTGAGTACCTAAAGAATCAGCTGCAATGACAGATGAAGGCGAGTTCGACCAGACATCCATCCAATGTGGATCA